CATTGCTGTGCTTGCCGTGGCTGCTCTTGGCTTTAACGTCCACCTTCAGTTTGCGGGCTTCGATTAGCCGCTCGCCCTGCTCTTTTGTGACAAGTCCAGCCTCACCCTTGCGCTTGAAGTCGTCCCAAAGTTTGCTGTCGTGGATCTTTGGATTATTTTTGCCCTTCTGGCTGGCTACCTTGCGCAGCTCCCCTGACTTGTTCGTGTCATAAAGCTCGATCTCATCGAACAGGCCGTCCTGCATTGCCTTAGGCAAAGTGCGCGAGACGTCGGCGTGAACATTGCGGAGCATCCACTCGGGTGGGAGCCGGCCAGTTTTGAGGAAGCGATCCCAGTTGCGCTGTGCAGCGGTCTCCGTATCTGCGCTGACATATTTCCCCTCAACTCGATACCCCTCATCGCGCATCTTCTGAACCTTTTTGGTTAGCGACTTGATGCCGCTATCTCCAGTGCCGTCGAGAACGATGTCAAAACCACGCTTGGAAGCTTCGCCCATGATTCGCTTGGCGAGATAGCTCGACTCCTCGTGAACAACGCCCGCCGCAGCTTGCTGTGCATCGCCGCCTTTCTTCTGGGCTTTGGCGTACTCAGGGATGAGCTTTTTGATCTCATCGGCATCAATCACTACCTTGCCGGGTTGATCTAGGCCGGTCTTCTTCAGCATGAAGCCCTTCCCTGAAGCCGGGCCGCCGCCAGACATGGTGAAAGTTGGAGTCGCGCTTTTCTTGCCGTCCTTCAGGAAGTTCTGAACAATTTTGTCGTGCAGCTTCTGCCTCTCGGAAGTCCAGTTCGTGTCCGGACCTGGTTCGTCGCCGGTAGCGTCGCTAAAGCGCTTAAAGGTGAACTCCTCGCCCTTGCGCTCTTTCACCAGCTTCGCGGCTTGCTTCTGCTTTTCGATCTCTTTGTTCTGTGCATCCAGATCCTTCTGGTCTTCTTTCGAAGCGGCCTCGAGATCCTTTGCTCTGATCGCGGCGGCCTGTGCGCCCTCGAGGTTTGGCACAACATTCCCCGACGGCATCCACGCGGGCTTGTCTCCTTGTGCCCTGGGGTTTAGAAATTTTTGGCGACTGGTAGGCGCATTCATCCACCTAGATGGATCAGCTAATGGCTTGCCGGTGAACTTCTGGTATTCGTTGAATCGTTGTTGACGTATTGCCGTCCATCCAGCGTCGTCAAGGTTCAGGGCCGCCGACGCTCCCTGGTCCCTTGCGTTCTGGACGTTCTTGACGTTCTCCTCAAGGACAGGGGCGATCGTGCAACGACAGCGAGGATGCGCAGGGATCGCGCCTTCGAGCTCGTCGAGGGTATAGATGTTGCCCTCACGACTCACACAAAACGGGCAAGTTCTTTCACCCGTGGCCGACCATCTGCCGTGTGTGTATCCGTTTTGTTTGTACTGCGATATCTGGCCCTGGATGTAAGCGTTAGCCATCTCCGTCTTTGCGATCAGATCAGCCCGCTGCTCGAGGTTCATCACGATTCCGCCGCGGGCCGTGACGCTGAGCTCGTCTCTACCCCTCAGGATTGTCTGGCCACTTGAGCGAAGGGCCTGTGCGATGTCTTTTTGAGCTGATGCCCATCCTTTGCCGCGCTGCAATGCGGAGAGGGTCGCTTCTCTGACTTTGTTGGTTAAGGCTGCTTTTTCTTTGTCCCAGAACTGCATCAAGTTCTGACCTGCTGCTGCCTGCGCAGCTACAGGCATCTTCGAGATCATTGCTTGTGCGCTTGTGTCCGCGCCATCAACGATCTTGGTGAGATCTCTGCTTGCAGACGTCCCGAGCGAGTAGGCGTCGTTTAGATCGTTTTCATAGATCGCCTTGATGTTCTTTAGCGCTCCTGGGCCTATCAACCCCTCGGCTGCTTTGGTGAGCTCTCTGAATCTCACCGTCTGGCTTTCGATGGTGTATCGGTTGCTCGTTCCTTCTGATGCGTTGAACTTGCTGTAGGCAACTTTCAGATCGGCCACTGTCCCGCTGATTGAACGCGCCAATGTGCGTGTTACTTGCTCCCTGTTTGTCTCAGTCAGGCCGCTTAACTGGTCCTGCCACTGGAGCATCCGAGCGTCGAGTTTCTTTGCTTCAGACACTCGGGAACCGCTGCTGCGTCAGGGTTCCGAAGGGGCAACAAAAAAGCCCCCGAAGGGGCCGGTATTACTAGGCGGAGGGAGCCTCTGGCCAGTCGATCAGCAACGGATAGTCCTGTTGTTCCGTTATGTCCCTTAGCGCCTGCCTGTAGGTGGCCCACGCTGGCTTGTCTACCGGAACGTCTGGTAGTTGTGTCCAGTCAGAGGCCTGGAGAAGGCCTTGTCTCTTGATCACGGCCTCGCCTGCCAACTTGTTAGACCATGCGGCCTCGACAGTTAAGGACGTGTCTTGAACTCTTTGGTCGTAGGTCTCGAATAGAGCCTGCGCTGCTTTTTGCTGTTGTTCGTTCATGATCAGGAAGGGGTGAGGGTGTTGGATGGATAGGTGTCGGAGGCCTGGGAGTTGGTCGCCTGGATGTCGACCTGGATGGTCGTTCCGCTGGGCAGTTCATCGTCAGGTGTTTCGCCTGTCGGGAATGTTGCGGGGAAGGTGATCGTCTGGGAGGTGCCAGCGTTGAGAGTCACGTATCCAGGGTCGCTCGCCTGATGGGTCGAGATAGCACCGGTCCCGCTAATCACGAGATACCGGGTCGCGGTGGCGGTTCCTGTTGAGTTGGTCGCCTCAATTACATCTCCCACTTGGTAGAGATACTGGGAGTCGAGGCCAATACTTGTGCCGGAGATTGACTCGATCTTGCCGACGTCGCCTGAGTCGGTTGAGCCTTGAGGCTTGACAAGGTCACCCACGTTGAATTCGTTGTAATCACCGCCAGTCGATGAGACTGTGACTGTCTGAGTGTTTACCTTGGCCCAGTTTATCGTCGCAGAATGGGTGTGAACCGAGGCGTAAATCCTGTTGTTTGCAACGAAAACGGACTGATATTCGCTCGTAGGAGGGTTCGACAGGCTGCCGTACAAGACCCAGGTAGCTCCAAAGTTATTGGATTTCATCATCCGGGAGGAGCCGTTGCTGTTTTGGACGAACACGCCGACCAGGTGCCCGTTCTGGTCGACTGTTATGTCCTTAAGCTTTTGACCATTTCCGTTATAGCTAGTATTAATAGACGTCCAACTGCTCTGTGCTCCCGTGGATGACCGGAACAATTCTGAATTATCGACAAGCCAGAAGTAGCCCTTCACGTACTTAATGAAGTTAATGTTCCTGTTTGACGATGCCCCGAAAAAGTAGCTAGTAGGGCCGGAGTTTTGGCCGAAGTTGACGGGGCGGGTGAAGATAGTGGGTCGATAATTGTTACCACCCGAGCTGCGTCCTGCGGCAACAATGATGCCATTCCCTACAGCAAACGTATCATCAACGTTATACAAACCGAGTGAGTTTTTGGCGCCGTTAGAAGTGGTGGTCGTAGTTGGGCTGGGATACTTGTCCATTCTTTTCATGCTCCCATTAGTCTGGCTGCTCCATTGAAAATATTCGCTGTTCGGATTGTCTGGATCAGTGAGTACCTGGCCGCCTAATTGATTGGCAACCTGGAAGGCACCATTCGCGTCCCAGTACATCACATAAGCCCTGTCCTTAGTGTAGGCGTTGTATAGGGTTATCGCGTTATTGTTAGTCGGATGTACGATGTTTGTGTATGTCGGCTTCGTGGTTTGGTTTCCGAAATCACTGAGAAGCAGGGTGCCACTGTTATACCATTCCATATCCATGTCGTCGGAGAAGTAGAAAGATTGCGCCGTCGAATTATTGGCTGCGTATCTGTAAAGGGTCAGAAAGCCTCTGCGACCTGGCTCGTTGACTGGTATCCGAACACCGTCGGCGTCGACCTGCCAGCGGTTGAGAACGGTAAGAGAAGATCCGTTCGCATAACTCGAGCTGCTGTTGGAGGACGCAGCGGGCATAGCTGGGAACGTTTCAAATGCTGCGGTGACCTTGCCCTTTACAGCTTTTTGGCTAATAGGGGCGCCGTCGTTGAGCATGTTGATCGTTGCCGTAAATCCTTTGCTCGTGAAGCGAGCGCCGGACGTGTTGTCTTCTGCCAGCGTGACGCCGTTGATGATTGGAGCGCTAACGGTTGGAGCTGAGGAGCCCATGGGGACCCAGGCCGTACCATCGTATGACTTGAGCTCCGGGGGGTCGTCTGTGGTGTCTACCCAGAAGTCGCCGGTACTAGGTGATGAGGGCGCTGAAGACCCAAAAGCATTCTCAATGGGGGTCGAATTTCCTGCGTGCCAAACATCATAGTTGTCATATTTTAATCTCTGAGTAGCGCCACCAATATCCAGCACCCTGTAAGTTGCAGCACTTTGGTTTGTTCCTGCTTCAGAAGCGACTTTAATTTGCAAACCATTGGTTCCATTATTCCTAAAAGCAAATCCCCAACTATTTGCGTTTGTATGCTTCCATCCACTGTCATATTCTATACCTGTTGCCCAGTAATTTCCGACGTTACTATTTGACCTGATGGTCAGCATACCACCGTTATAAGTAGCATTAGCATCAGATCTTAAGAAACTAGTTGCTTCAAGACCATCAACCTTGTCAGCATCTAATCCTGAACCTGAGCCGTCTGGCTTATTAGTCAAGTCGTCGTAATCGCCTGAAAATCCTTGAACAGTGACGGCACCCGTCGCACCATTAACGCTTGTGACTGCGTTGACCTCTGCACCTGCAGAGATTCCATCAAGTTTAGAACCATCAGCAGATAAATCTCTACCATCAACAGTTTGTGACCCGGAAAACGCTATGTTTCCCGTCATCTGACCACCAGCAAGTGGTAACTTAGTGCCAATACTATTGGTTACCGTAGTCGCAAAGTTAGGGTCATCACCAAGTGCCGCGGCAAGCTCATTAAGCGTATCAAGAGTGCTAGGAGACGAATCTACAAGGCTTGCAACTGCTGTATCCGCATAGCCTGTGTAATAAGAGCCGTGTTGACCGTCAAGGGTATCTGCGTCAACGTTCAGCGCATCAATATCTGCTTTAGTTTGATCTGCCGTAGCCCCTGTTTCGATCCCGTCGAGCTTGGCATTGTTTGCTGTAGAGAAGCCCTGAATGGTCACGGCCCCGGTCGAGCCGTTGACAGAAGTCACCCCATTGACTTCAGCGCCGGCCTCGATACCGTCGAGCTTGGCCTTGTCTGCTGCGGATAAGTAGCCCTTCGTTGAGGTCGTCGCTTCTGTCGTCACTGCTGTCGTTAGATCGAGCAGAGTTCCGTCTGAATTTTCGATCTCGTCGACTTTTATTTTTCCGTAGGAATCCGACATTTGCGGGTGAGCTGTGGGCATCTGCCCGGTCGCAAAAGGCTTCCGAATAAGCAATAAAAAAGGGGCCGAAGCCCCTGATGTCTTAGGAAGGGGTGAGGGTGTTGGATGCGTAGGTGTCAGAGGCCTCAGAGTTGACGGCCTGGACGTCGACCTGGATTGTTGTTCCACTAGGTAGCTCATCATCTGGAGAGTTACCTGTAGGGAACGTCGCAGGGAACGTGATCGTGTGTGACGCTCCAGGGCCTTGAGTTACAAAGCCAGGGTCGCTGACTTGATGGGTCGTAATGGCGCCCTGAGCATTGATCACGAGGAACCTCGTCGAGGTAGCAGATCCGGTGGATGCGGTGGACTCAATTACATCGCCTACAGCGAAATCATTGAAGCCATTGACTACAACGTTTGTCGTCCCATTGCCATTCGAAGAGATTGAATCAATCTTTGAGTACTTAAGTGGATCCGTCTCGCCGGGCGGTCTAACGATGTCTCCAACGTTCAGGGAACTCAGATCTGCTCCATTTGTGACGGTGAGCGTCTGAGAGCGTATTGTGTAGACCTGCTTTGTCACAGTGGCAGATAAGCCGCTGCCTTTTATTCTTTTGGACTTTTGACGCCGTCCGTATAGGTAGAGGTCTGGGGTCCAATACTCATAATTAAAGTTTGAATCGTATGGGTAGTGATTAGCAACCCATGTCGCGCCGTTGTTGTTACTCGAATAGTAGAAAGCAGCTTGAGTCGACCAATCGGTGCTAAAGTGTGTTGTCCTAAGTATTAAATTGCCAAGGGGATCTTCCCAGATCGCACCGTAAGTATTTTGATAACCAGAAGGTGCCGCTGGTATGCCTGAAATCGTAGGACTTGAGGTGCCTGGGGTAAATGCGTAAATACCGCCCCCGTTAATGCCCTTACTTATTAATACTTTTCCTTTGTGAAAAATGCAGCCCGTTATGTCGTACCGGTTGAAGCCCGATTGATTATTATCTTGGTAAATGTAGTTGCCGTTGGACAAGTTGGCACTGGCAGCGTCTGTTAGCTCTTTAGTCCAAAGAGAACCGCTGGTGCTACTTTGTGAGACAATGAATATCCTATCGCTCAAGGTTTCCATGAAGTATGGGCCGCCACCACCGCTATAGGGAACGCCTCCCAAAAACAAACTAATACCATTTTGTCGGTTTAAATCATATCGAGTAAACGATCTTCCATTAGAAACATATATATAGGCATCTGTCGACACTTCGTTCTTGTTTGACCTTACAGGGTTGCCCGACAGAAGCCCGGACACCTCGAAGGCCGCTTGTACATTGTTGTGCCTGCCCATAATATTTACCCAGGTGCCCAATCTATTTTGCACACCGGCTAATCCCTGCTTGTATTCACCGGTGCCGTAAAAGTCATTATCGACGCTGGTATAAGCTAACAGATCTTTCCCGCTGTTCTCTAACATATCGTCGTAGCTACTACCGCTGCCCTCGGGATACCACATAAAGCACCTAACCGAATTAGTGCTTGTGTCTACGACGTTGAAACAGACTGCCCCCGTACTCTCGTTGTGTGTCAGGTTGGTTGAACTATCTTTAGTCGTATTGCCCTCACTAGTCTGGGAAGTAGATACCGTCCCAGCCGTAATAGCGTTACTTACTGGGAACTGCTCGAATGTTGCGGTGACCTTGCCCTTGACGCCCTTCTGACTGATAGGAGAGCCATCGTCGAGCATATTGACCGCGACAGTGAAGGACTCGCTAGTGAAGCGATCACCTGAGCTGTCAACTTCTGACAACGTCACGCCATTGATCACAGGTGCGCTCGTTGAGGAACCTGCAGATCCAACAGCAACCCATGCTGTGCCGTTGTACGACTTCAGGACCGGAGGGGTGTCTGTTGTGTCTACCCAAAGATCACCGGTACTAGGTGATGAGGGTGCTGACGTGCTGAAGGTGTTCGCAATGATCGTCGGCTTATTGCTCAGGTTGCTGTATGACCCAGAGAAAGCCGAGGACTCGTTCTGCAGCTTGTGCCATGAGCCTGAGTGAGCGAAGTACATCGCGCCCTCATTGTGGACATGAATCACTGCTCCATGATTCGATGATGCGCTGGGGAGATCTCCAACAGCAGAAACCATCACAGGGTTGGCGTCCCCTGGCTGTAGAGCACTGTCGGCCGTAGCACCCTGGGTCGATGTGGCGTAGGCACTGGATGCTGTAGCTGCTGCAGTGCCTAACGTTGGCTTGCCTGTTAGGTCGGCGTACGCGCCAGAGAAGCCCTGGACCGTGACAGCGCCAGTTGCGCCGTTCACCGATGTGACCGCGTTGACCTGGGCACCTGCGGCAACGCCATCCAGCTTGGCCCCATCAGCAGATAAATCTCTACCATCAACAGTTTGTGACCCAGAGAACGTTATATTCCCCGTCATCTGACCGCCAGATTTTGACAACTTAGTGCCAATACTGTTGGCAGTTGTAGTGGCAAAATTAGGGTCATCCCCTAAAGCTGCTGCTAATTCATTTAATGTATCTAAAGTGGCTGGTGAAGAATCTACGAGACCCGCAACTGCCGTGTCTGTATAACCAGTATAATAAGAACCATGCTGTCCATCAAGGGTATCGGCGTCAATATTTAGTGCATCAATATCTGCTTTGGTTTGGTCTGCTGTTGCTGCAGTCTCAATGCCATCCAGCTTGCTGTGGTCTGACGTTGTGAAGTTCTCGTCAGTTGCTACATAGCCGCTGTCGATAACAGTATTTGGGTCAATTGTTGGAATTGTTGGCTTATTAGTTAAGTCTGCATAATCGCCTGAGAAGCCCTGAACAGTGACGGCACCCGTCGAGCCGTTAACGCTTGTGACTGCGTTGACCTCTGCACCTGCAGCAACACCATCAAGCTTGGCCTTGTCTGCTGCTGATAAGTAGCCCTTAGCTGCATTAGTCGCCTCGTTGGAGGTGAGTTCTGAAATGTCGAGAGTGTCTCCATTTGAGTCGATAACCTCGTCGACGTAAATCTTCCCGAATGCCATAAGGCGATTTTCGCGGTGGGCATCTGCCCGGTCGCCCAAGGCTTCCGAAAGACGATAAAAAAAGAGCGGGTTCTCAGGCCGCCCTAGGGGTTACTTAAACCGTCCGTTTTGGAGACAAGAACTGTGTAAAGGACGTTTTTAGTCTACCTGTTCCTTTCAGAACCCGGACTACCCCACAACGATCCACGTACTACCTGTCGGGACCTCAACCGAGAATCCATTTGCGACAGTGACGTCGTTGATGCTGAGAATATTTTCACCGCTAGCCACAACCACGTTCTCGTCGATCACGCGCTTGGTAGTGAGCACCATCGGCGTACTGGCTGAGCCGATCTCAATGACCTCATCCGTACCGTTGGCTGATTTTTTGATGTATGCCTTGCCGTCAAACGTATTGAGAGCTAATTCGCCCAGGGCAAGATCCCCTGTCGACGGGACTTTTCCCGCTACTGCAGAGCGCTTTAGCTTGACAGTGTTGGCCATTTTGGCGTCAGTGTTGCGGCCTATCTAGGCCTGTTCGAACTAGGATTCCCGTTGCAAAGAAAAAGCCCCCGCAGTGGCGAGGGCCGATCCATCCCGAGCACTAGGGTTCCTCGGTTCACGGATCTATCAGAACGTGCCGCCGTCGACGATGGAGCTTGTCGTCAGGCCGTCGGTGATCCCGTAAGCAGCGATGGTCGTTGGCTGAACAAAGCTGCTCGCACGTCCGTAGGCGTCAACGGTCAGGCCGTTGTAGGTGCCGGCGGTGCCATGAGTGGCCAGGTCGACGTCATTAGCGTTGACGACGATGCGAGTTGCGTCAGCAGTGCCCACATCGAGTGTGTTGCCACTCTTGGCGAGGCCGTTCCCAGCGGTGATCTGACCAGCGCCGGAGAACTGAACAAAAGCCAGGTCGGTGGTGTCGAGGACGATTGCGCCGGTCGTCTGCAGGACAAAGCCAGCGTCGGCGTAGTTGGTGCCTTCTTCAACGAAGGTGAACATCCCTGAGGTGACCTCAGATCCGGGGTTGTTGTCGGCGTCCGCAGAACGAACCCACGCGCCACCGTCAACGACGTCATAGATACCGTTCTCGCTTGCGTCTGTGTTGTCTTTAACCAGCACGCGGTCACCAGACGCCAGAGATACGCCATCAACGGTCTGAGTACCGCTCAGAGTGACGTTGGCGGTCGTAGCGGCACGAACGGAGTCCTTGACGTCTAAGCCGTTCGCAGTGGCGTCGCAGTAGGCCTTCGTTGCGGCGTCCTGCGCGTTCACAGGGTCGGCAAGGCCGGTGATCTTCTGTCCGTTCAGTACAACCGCAGCAACAGGCTGAGCCAGGCTGTCGAGGGTGTTGGTCTGTACGCCTGCATCGAAGTCGGAGACCTGTGTGTGGACGATGTCGATGGAGACATCGGCGGCAGCGGTTAAGCGTCCCTGTGCGTCCACTGTGTAGGAGGGGACGGCATCGGCTGTGCCATAGGCAGCAGCGGTGACGGCTGTGTTGTCGAGAGCGATCGACAATGTCTGCGAGTTGTCGCCGGTCGTGCTGAGGCCTGTGCCGCCGTTGATGTTGAGGTTGCCGCTGACGTACTCAGCAGTTCCGCTATCAGCGGTTACCTGGCCTGAGCCGTCCTCGAGGGCTGTCTCCAGGGCCTGGAAGGCTGACTTGATAGTTAGGTCATCAGCAATTGTCGATCCAGTAAACGCGCCAAGGTCGACCCCGTCTTTGGCAACGCCAGAAAGGGTGGCCAAGTTGTCTATATGAGTTTCGTTGCCGTCAATCTGGGCCTGGACGCCTGACGTTACGCCGACCAGATAGTTGATTTCAGCAGCAGAAGCGGTGACCTCTACTCCGTCGATTTTGAAGGTGCCCGTGGCGTCTAGGAGGCCCGAGAACGTTTTGTC